TAGCTCACTGGATGGAGGAGGATGACTTCCGCAAAAACGGTGGAGTGATGAACCATGAGACCCTCGAAACTATGGGTAAAAGAAAGAAACCCTTTACAGTTGACTATACAGGTTTTGGATGGTTATTGATTAAGCATGGTGTCTTTGAGCATGAAGAGATCAAATATCCTTGGTTTGCTCCAAAGATGCAAGTCTTTGAGTCTGGTGAAGTACAGGATATGTGTGGCGAAGATGTCTCGTTTTGTCTTGATGCAAAAGAGGCAGGATTTGAGATATGGTGTGATCCAAGAGTACGTGTAGGGCATGAAAAAACCAGAATCATATAGATACCGCATCCGTCATAATCAGGAAGTTTTAGGGGATAACTTGACCACTGAGGAATATTGTGATATGATGGAGGATATAGCACAACAATACTATGAGGGAAAATTCCCAAATCCCCTCTCGTTAACTACTGAAATTTGTGAGTAATGGCTGCAAAATGGAACATGGGTGGAACTATCGAGTCAAAACCCAAAAAAACAAGCATCGGAAGAGGTAAACATACAAAATATTCCGCTACCTCTCGTAATAAAGCAAGGAAAAGATACAGAGGGCAGGGCAAATGAACTGCTGGCACTGCGGAACTGAGTTGATCTGGGGAGCAGATCACGATATGGAGGATGTAAATGATGGAGAGGAGTCAGAATATGACTTTTTCTCCAATTTTTCTTGTCCTAAATGTCATTCATATGTTGAAGTATTCCACTATAACGGTCCTATAGACGAAGAAAATGTATAGTTACGATGATATGATATCATCAATTAAAGACATCAAAACCTGCTTGCAACCAAGTTTGATTAAAGGAGCGGGAGTTGGTGTTTTTGCTTTGAGAGATATTAAACAAGATGAGCCACTTTATGATAAAAAGTACTGGAACTGTTTTAAGAATTATCAAGTTCACTGGAAAGATGTTAAAAAACTTGTTGAACCGAAGATTGAAAAGTATATTGAAAGAATGTGTATGTATGTTCCAGAGACAGAATCCTACATACTCGATGTTCCTTTAAATATGTTGTATACTGAATATTATATAAATCATTCACATACTCCAAATTTATTTTGGGATCGAAAAACACACGAGTTCTTTGCAATTCATGATATTGAAGAGGGTGAAGAACTTACATCATACTACCGACCTGATGAAAGAGATTGGGAACTTAACGAAAACTAATTATGAGCACACTAATTACAAATTTACCAGCTATTGATGTCTGGGTAAGAAAAGAATATTTAACTGATCACCAAAGTGGTCACGGTGAATTTGAGAAAGGTGTTTGGGTAAGTGCAAAGAGTATGCCTGGTCGTGCCTTTTATTTTGAGACATATCTACCAGAGTATGCTGCGATGTTTGATAAATTACCAATATCCGCTTTTGTCTCGTCTCCTAAGACACCAAACCCTGATATGACGTTGCATAACCTACAATTTTGGAATTGTATGGACTACGGAGTTGTTGCAGTTCAAAAACAATTCATCGGTTCAATGCATTATGAGGTCTACACAAGAGATTTTGGGACTCAAACAGGCACATATGTCTGCACTTTAGACAATTACCACTCTGATGTTGATGCGATTGACTATTCAACGAGTGAAATACCTGCAGAACATAAGTCTCATAACATTATCGAACTTGATAATGGGCAATATTGTCTCTATCCTAACAACAGAATGAGAATTTACGACAACAGTATCACTCCAGAGACACCAAAAGTGCCTGATTTTAAGGTTTCAACAGTTTGGTATCAGGTTGAGAACGGTCATGATCGTGATGGATTAGGTAATGAAGACAATTATTTCTGGAAAACAGCAAAAGAAAGGACATTTAATGATGTTGGAATTGGAAATACTGCATTAACAGATGATGTAGAAATTAATATTGAACCAGAACTAGGATAGTGTTCCGTAACTCACATAAATAAAGTGAGTAAACTATTAATAAATGTACGGACAAAGGGTTTCAAGGTCATTTAAAGACTTAAGTTTGTCTTTTGACCCCCATCCAGTTACTAAAGATCTCCCTGTTCTTAGAAATGAGAGAGCAATTACTCGTTCTGTGCGTAATTTAGTGCAGACAATTCCTGGTGAGAGATTTTTTAATCCCATATTAGGTTCTGGAGTCCGCAGATTATTATTTGATTTTATAGATGTGGCGACTTCAGACGCAATTGAGGCAGAAATACTAACCACTATCGCTAATTTTGAACCTAGAGTGTCTAACGTGCAAGTTCAAGTCGAACCTAGACCTGATCGAAATAATTTTGATGTTACAGTATTCTTTGATATCATCGGACAAAGTTTACCATCACAGACTTTTTCGTTTATTCTAGAACCAACTCGATAATATGCCTTTCACTAAGTTTACAAATCTCGATTTTGATCAGATTAAAGCACAAATAAAGAGTTATCTTCGTGCAAATTCAAATTTTAAGGACTTTGACTTTGAAGGATCTAATTTTTCAGTGCTGATAGACACTTTAGCATATAATACCTATATTACTGCATTCAACTCTAACATGGTTGTAAATGAATCTTTCCTAGATTCTGCGACTGTAAGAGAAAATGTGGTCTCATTAGCACGTAATATAGGATATGTTCCACGTTCTAGGTCTGCTGCAAAGGCAAATATAAGTTTTTCATTTAATACCACATCCACATCACCCACAGCAACCCTATCAGCAGGTCTTGTATGCGTAGGAACAGTTGAAAATAGTAATTTTGTCTTCTCTATACCTAATGATATAGTTACAACTATCGTAAATGGTGTTGCGACTTTTGAAAATATAGATGTTTTTCAAGGAACTTTTTTAAGAAAACAGTTTGTGGTTGATGGATCGTTAGATCAACGCTTCTTACTTGATAACTCTTTCATAGACAGTTCAACAATCGTTGTAAAAGTGAGAGGTTTGTCTGATACTGGTACACTTGGAAGAGAATATTCACTTGCAAGCAACATTTTAAACGTTGATTCATCATCTGAGATATATTTACTTCAAGAAGTGAAGGATGAAAGGTATGAATTGCTATTTGGTGATGGATATTTTGGTAAAAAACTTGAAAACGGTGCAGTAATATCTGCAACATACATTATTACTGATGGAAAGGAGGGAAATGGACCCACTAACTTCTCATATTCTGGTAGAGTGGTTGATGATTTAGGAAATCCCATCGTTCCTTCAAGTAATATTGTAATTAATACTAATTCTGCTGCAGCAAATGGTGGGGATATTGAAAGTATTGACTCAATTAAGTATTTTGCACCTAGAATTTATGCCTCTCAGCACCGTGCAGTGACCGCTAGAGACTATGAAGCTATAATTCAGTCTATTTACCCTAATACTGAGTCAGTAGCGGTTGTAGGGGGTGAGGAGCTTGATCCACCAGAGTTTGGACAGGTGCTTATAAGTATAAAACCTAAGAATGGTGACTTCGTTTCCGACTTTGATAAGCAAAATATTCAATCAAAACTTAAAAATTACGCATTATCTGGCATAAATCAAAAAATTATTGATTTAAAGGTGCTCTATGTAGAAATAGACAGTGCAATTTACTATAATAGTTCACAAGTTAGTAATATAAACGAAGTTAAGAGTAAAGTGATGAGAGTTTTGAACACATTTTCAACTTCAAACATCAATAAATTTGGTGGAAGGTTTAAATATAGTAAATTAGGTCAAATAATTGATGGATCTGACGGTTCTATTACATCAAACATTACAAGAGTGATCATTAGACGTAATATGAAGTGCTTAGTAAATCAGTCTGCACAATATGAATTATGTTATGGTAATTCTTTTAAGAAAAATGTTGGTGGATTTAATATCAAGAGCACAGGTTTCACATTAGCAAATCAAACTGGCACTTTATACTTCACAGATGTTCCAAATGAGACTGGAGATATGGGTGTGTTGTCTGTTGTTAGAGAAACAAGTGAAAGTAATGAGTTTACTGTTGTTGTTAAGTCTGCTGGAACAATTGACTATAAGAAAGGTGAAATAATAGTAAATACCTTAACAATTACATCCACTGTTAAACCAAATAATATCATTGAGATACAAGCATGCCCTGATTCAAATGATGTTATTGGTTTAAAAGACCTATATTTGAGTTTTTCAGTATCTGATAGCACAATAAATATGGTTAAGGATACAATTTCATCTGGAGAACAGATATCTGGTGTCGGATATAAGACAACATCAAGTTATTTGAATGGAAGTCTAAAAAGAGGTGATACATCAACTGCAACTGCGTCAGTATCAACTACAACTACCACAACATCAACTACAACAACCACTAGCTCAGGCACACCATCGTCTGGAGGCGGATATTAAGAAATGATACAAACTGGTTTTGAGAAACGAGTACAGGTTCAACAAATACTTACGAATCAACTCCCTGACTTCATTCGTGCAGAGAGTCCAAAGACGCTTGACTTTTTAAAACAGTATTATATTTCACAGGAGCATCAGTCTGGTGCTACTGATCTCGCAGATAACTTAGATCAGTATCTTAAGTTAGATAATTTGACTCCAGAAGTCATAACTGGAAAAACAATATTATATTCAGGTATCTCTTCAACCACAGATAGTGTTCAAGTTTACTCTACAAAGGGATTTCCTGATCAGTACGGTCTTTTTAAGATTGATGACGAAATATTTACTTATACAGGATTAACTACAAACACTTTTACTGGTGTTGTTCGTGGTTTTAGTGGAATTAGTAGTTATAGAACAGATTTAAACTCTGAAGAGTTACTTTTTGAAGAAACTAATCAAGCAACACACGATGCTGGAGAAGAAGTTATAAATTTAAGTTCTAATTTTTTAAAAGAATTCTATAAAAAGTTAAAATATACCTTAACACCTGGTTTAGAGAATATTGATTTTGTTGAAAATTTAGATGTAAATAATTTTATTAAGGAAGCAAGATCTTTTTATGAATCTAAAGGCACGGAAGAGTCATTTAAAATTTTATTCAAAGTTTTATTTGGAGAAACACCCAAAGTCATAGATTTAGAACAATATCTATCAAAACCATCATCTGCTGAATTTTTGAGAAGAGAAATAGTAGTTGCTGAAAGAATTTCTGGAGATCCTGATAAATTAGTTGGTCAAACAATTAAAAAAGCATCAGATTTAGCAACTCAAGCTTCAGTATCGGAGGTTGAGATATTTACAAGATCAGGAATTAGCACATATTTTAAAATAGGTTTATTTGTTGGATTTGATGATAGAGATTTAATAGAGGGAACGTTTGAAATACAACCTAAGACTGCAAATATTAATCCTGTGTCTATAGGATCATCTGTTATTACCGTAGATAGCACAGTTGGTTTTGGAACAACAGGAACTTTGTTATCTGGTGATAATATAATCACATATTCATCAAAAACAGTTAATCAGTTCTTAGGGTGTGTTGGTGTAGATAATGCGATGGAAGTCAAATCACCAATAAGGACAAATGACGTATTTTTTGGATATGAAGATGGAGATTTAACAAAAAAAGTAGAAATTAGGATAACTGGAGTCTTATCGGACGTAGAAACTATAGGTGATGTTAGTTCAACCACAGAGGGAGAAAAAATATATGTAAAAAATGTTGGTGAAAAAATAAAAAATCCAGAATTTAATAAAACTCATAAACAAATATTCGCAAATTCATGGATTTACAATACAAGTTCTAGATTTTTTGTAGACAATACTAATAATGGATTTAACTTAAAAACAACTCCAGATCCATCTGCACTAAAGGTTGGTGATATTGTTGATGTGCTTCTAGGAGCGTCTGAGACGGTTGTTTTTGCAGATGCTACTGTTCAGACCATAAACGGTAAACAAGTCACTCTGGGTGGTTTGAGTGGGTCTCCTTCTACAACTACAGAGTATTCTATACGTAGAAAGTTGGAGACAGTCAACAGCAGTGGAGCACCTTTAATATATGGAAACGACTTAATCACTGCGGATATTCAAAATTTATACACAGAGAAAGAAAATTGTTTTTACGTTGCTGCTAGTTCTCTCCCATCATACACACTCACAAAAAATCTTGATCAAGCGATCATTACATCACTTATATCTACAAATTTGCAGGAGTTTGATACTAATAAACTTAAATTTAGTGTTTTAGCATTTGATAGTAACGTTCCTTTCAGAACTGGTGAAGAGGTTATTTACAATGCTGAGAATAATACTCTTGATGGACTGGAAGATGGTGTTTCATATTTTGTAAAAGTATTAGCAGATAAGAAAAAAGTTCAATTATACAGATCAAGATCGTTGATTGATGCAGATAATTCAACCACTCCAACTCGTGAATATTTTTCAGCACCAGCAACATCTGGATTTCATAAGTTTACTTTAGTAACTCAAAAGACTCAATTTATACACCCTCAGAAATTACTACGTAAGTTTCCATATAATCTTGATGTAAAAACAGGAGAAAACACTGTAACAGCACCAGGTGCTCTTGGAATGCTCGTAAATGGTGTGGAGGTAATAAACTATAAGTCTGAGGATAAAGTCTACTACGGGCCTCTAGAGAGCGTTAGGGTGTATAATGGTGGAACCAACTTTGATGTCGTTAACCTACCATCAATAACAGTAGAGGCAGGTTTAACAACCGCACTAGTTCAACCTGTAGTTAAGGGTAAATTAACTGATGTTTATATTGATCCTCAAGATTTTGATGTTAAGAAGGTATCATCAGTAACGATTACAGGTGGTAATTCAACAGGAGCAGTTTTAGATGCTCAATTAGAAGAGAGACATAGAACATTATCATTTGATGGTAGACAGTCTACAGTTGGTGGTGGGGTTGACGTTACTAACGATAATATCACTTTTCCTCAAAATCATAATTTGATTAGTGGGGATGAGTTAATTTACAACAGAAATGGTAATACAGCGATAGGAGTTGGTATTCGCACTACAGCATATCAGGATGGTATTAATTTAATTACTGGTTTAACTTTAAATAATGGTTCTGTTTATGTTGTTGAAGTGGTAAATAATAAGACAATTAATTTATACGAAACTCAAGCTGACTACTCTGCAGGTATTAACACTGTTGGGTTTACTACTGCAGAGACATCTGGTATTCATAAGTTTAGAACCAAGAAAGCAAATAATACAATATCTAAAATTTCAATAATTAATGCAGGAACAGATTTTGAAAATAGAACATTAACTGTACAACCATCAGGAATAAGTACAGCACATGACTCTATTTTCTTCAAAAATCATGGATTTAATGATGGAGAGGTAATTACGTACAATACTAATGGTACAGAAATTGGTGGTTTAGATACAAATATACGTTATAAAATAATAAAATTAAGTGAAAATGAGTTTAGATTAGCAAATGCTGGAGCTGCAGGTACAATTTCTGCAAATTATGATCGAAATAATTATGTAAATATAGTTTCTGCAGGAAGTAGCGAACAATTTTTTGCATATCCACCCATAAATGTAACAGTAAATGCAGATATTATTGGTGGAGTGGGTATAATTACTGCAACTCCAGTAATTAAAGGATTAATTTCTGACGTTTATTTGTATGATAGAGGGACTGGATATGGATCAACCACAATTAATTTCCACAAAAAACCAACAATAACTGTAAAAACAGGTAAAGGTGCAGAATTAAAACCAATAATTGATGATGGAAAAATAATTAATGTTCAAGTTACAAATACAGGAAGTGAGTATACTTCACCACCAGATCTAGAAGTTGTAGGTATAGGTTCGGGAACTGGTGCAAAATTAAGAGCAGTTGTTGAAAATCAAAAAGTAGTTGATGTAGTAGTATTGAATACTGGTATTGGGTATACCTCAGCTACAACATCAATTAAGGTTACTTCAAGAGGTGTTAACGCATCCCTAGAAGCGTCTGTAAGACACCTTACACTCAATAACTATGAAAGACATGGTGAAGAGATTTTAGTAGATACAGAGGATGGTTTACAGTATGGTATGGTTGGATATTCCACTGCGGTTGGTTTATCGGAATTTGGTGATAATAGTATTGATCATTCACCAATAATAGGTTGGGCGTACGATGGTAATCCGATTTATGGTCCATATGGTTATGATGATCCTTCAAATGCAAATTCACAAATAAGAAATTTATCAACTAGTTACAATATATCAATCTCTGAGGTTATAGATAGACCCTCTGGGTTTGTAAATGGATTCTTTGTTGATGATTATAAGTTTGATAATTCAGGTGATTTAGATAAACATAATGGTAGATACGGAAAAACTCCAGAGTATCCAAATGGAGTTTATGCGTACTTTGTAGGAATTAATACAAATACTCAAACATCTGTATTCCCACATTACATAGGTAATTCATACAGATCAAAATTAATTAAACAGAGTTTTGATCAATCATTTGATTTTAATAATTCAGATTTAATAAGAAATACTTTACCTTACGCTGTTGGAGACTCTGGATCTGATAATGACTTTATTAATGAACCAAATGAAATACTTTTACAGAGTTCTACAATTGAGTCTGTAAGCAAAGGATCAGTTCAATCATTTGATATACATGAAGCAGGTCAGGGCTATAAAGTTGGTGATTTAGCAACTTTTGATAATACTGGAACAAATGGTGGTGGTATAAGTGCATCTGTAGGATCTGTAACTGGAAAAACTGTAGAAAATTTAGCAACAACTTTAGAAGGTTATCAGAATGCAAAATTAATTTGGAATAAATCTGGTGAAGTATCAGTTCATACAAGCGATCCTCATACTTTATTAGACAATGATACTGTTGTAATTTCAGGAATATCCACATTCATTGCAAAATTAAATGGAGAGCATGTAATAGGTGTATCTTCAGAAAAGACAAAATTAATAATAGATACTCCTGCGATAACTGCAGCGGGTATAGTAACTGATATATTTGTTTCTACAATACCAAATATATCTGTAGGATCAACCATAGGAATAGGAACAGCAAGATTATCTGTATTAAATGTATTTCCTGATAGGAAAGTTATTCGTGCAATTACTGAACATACAGCAGGAATTCATACAGCATCAACTGAATTAGTTGAAATTACGGATAAATTCACAGTGCCTGTGAATACACCTTATTTTGAATCAAAATTAGATGATAAAATATTTTTTAATCCGACTCAAGAACTAGGAATAGGAACAGTTTCTGGTCAAAGCGGAATATCGACTATAGTTATTGGTAATATACCCATTCCAACATCCATACCAAATCAAAGTATATTCATACCTAATCACCCGTTTACACAAAATCAACAGGTCACGCTAACAAAAGGAGGCAGCACCAGAATCGTTGTATCAAATACTGGTGATAGCACAACATTCAATATTCCTGAGTCTGGTGAGTCACAAACATTATTTGTAATTAATAAGTCTAAGAATCTTATAGGTTTAACTACAGAAGTAGGACTAACCACTAGCACCGATGGTTTATTCTTCAGATCATTCAACTCAAATAATAATGATACTGATTTTGAATACTCTCTTGAATCTAACTTTTCACAAGAAACTGCTAAAATTGAAAAAATTAAATCTACATTATCAATATCAACTGCACATGGTTTAGAGAATGGAGATATAATTACACTTTCTGTTAAACCAAAACAATCACTAGGTATAGGAACATCAGAATCTATTTTACTTAAGTATAATTCAGAAAACGATAAAATTTTAGTAAATCCAATATCATTTGGATCTACCGCAGTAAACATAACTAAAAATGAATTTGAGTTAACATCTCATGGATTTGAAACTGGTGAAAAGGTATTTTATGACTCAGGTAATTTTATAAGTGGTTTAGGAACTGGATCATACTTTGTTCATAGACTTGATGATAATAATTTTAACCTTGCTCTTACCAGAAAAGACAGTTTAAGTGAACCACCTTTAGTTATTGATCTCCAGTCACAGGGATCACTTCATGAAATAAGTAAAATAAATCCAGTAATTCCAGTAATAAAAAATAATAATCTTGTTTTTAATACTGGAGATGCGTCACTTACTGGATATAATTTAAAAGTATTCTATGATAATCAATTCAATAACGAATTAGTTTCGATAGGATCAACATTAAACTTCAGCGTAATTAGTACAGGTAGCACTACAACTGTTTACTATGATGATAGTTTACCATCAAAAATTTACTATTCATTAGAAAAAGCAGGATTTATAAGCACTGCTGATACTGATGTTAAGAATTATTCTGAAATAACATTTGAAGATAGCAGTTATAATAATACATACACAATCTCTGGTGTAGGTGTTACAACATTTGATATATCTGTAAACGAGTCACCTGAACAATTATCGTATATAAAAACTACTGCAGATATATCATACACAACTAAGTCATACGCTGCAGAGGGTGGAGTAGGTTCTCTTAATTTAACATTTGGTGGTGCAAATTACAAAAAACTACCTGAGTTTGTAAGTATTGCCTCTACTAACGGTATTAATGCAGATATAATACCTGTATCAAAAACAGTTGGTAGAATTAAAGAATTTACTATTAATGATCAAGGATTTGATTTCTCAGCAGACAAAACC